TTAGCGTTTTTTATTTTGCATGTATTTATTATAATCAGTATTAAATGTTTGCTTTTTATTTATATAAAACACAGGAAACATACTTAATAATCTATATGTATTTCTTTGTATTTGAAATACAATCGCATAATCAACTGTCTCATGTTGAAATCTTATATACAATTTTCTATCTTTCTCCCAATATCTTATACTTTCATCTCCGTTATTTGTTAATTTAATAATATCATTAAACCAGTTAATTCTTATAGCTCTATATAAACATATGTTTCTTACTTGTCCATTAGACATCGTCACTTGATATTTATTAGTGATGCAATTATCCATTTTATACATACTCGATATATCGTTATTACATGGAAGTATATTAAATTTTTCATCAACAGCAAGGCTTATCATATGCCAATGCATTTCAGCCTTATGATCTATCCAGTTATTAAAATCTATAAATATAGGCTTATTAAATAACTTAGGACGCTTATTTTTATCCATAATATGATTCTTAAAATTATTATATGTAACCTCTAAAATAGAATTGATATCTCTACACTCATTAATATTAAGCACAGGAGGCAACTTTGATGACTTCATTCTTATACCTCCTTTGGATACCAATGAAAAATGTTGAATTTTTTCTCTGTTCTAGCTGTAGTCAAATCAAATTTTACATTATAATTATTTAAAATATATTCAATTAATTTTTTCTTTGCATTTTCCCTATACATCAGGTTTCTATTATAATAGCCAACGCTTCCCATAATCAAATCAGCAAGTTGTAATATTTCAGATTCTTTAGAATTAATTTGCTTAATATCTCTTATTACATCATTTTTAAAATCATATATATTATTACAAAGTACATCTTGCAATTTTCTTACTTTAGGTCCACCATTAGTATCTTTTATATCAATGAATATTCTATACTCATTAGATGGATATATTATTCCATCTAATAATATATAATACATTTTATAATACCATAAATCAAAACTACCATTATTGTATTTTTTATGATTTAATGTTTTTTTATTATGGGCTATTATAACTCTAAAATACAAATTTTTATTATCAAAAATATAATCAATAAGTTCTTTATAGAAATTAAGCCTACTCATAGAAACTTTGGTCCATTTTATTTCAAACCATGAACTTAGCCCGTGTTTCTCTTTAATATTCCTCACACCATCAAATATATCTTTTTTATATCTTTCATCACAATACATAGCTCCCATAATCATTAAGTTAGACTTATCTTTTTCTAAATGGCAACTTTCATCACAATATACACTATACAATTCCACACTTCCAATCTTTTCATTCTCTATCTGTATTATATTTTTTATATTCATTATCCGCTATTTATATTTACATGATATCAAATCATAATGATGTATTCAAAAAGTCATCCAGAATAATAATCACACTGCTTACGCCTTATATTATAACAATATAAAAAATCATTTTGTTTAAACCTCATATAATATTCACATTATCAATAATTATTATCTAAATAGCTTAATTTCAAATCTACAAATCCATTATATGAAAAAAAAGATAAAAACTTATTATCTTCTTTTATGTTGATAATTTATCACTTAATTATATAAAACCTCGCTCTATTGTTTTTGTCAATATATTTGTATAAAAAAACACCTACTAATTTACTTAGTAAGTGCCTAGATAGTTATTTTATATTAAACTATCTCATAATCGATTTCTTTCAATTTCCCTTTAGATAATATCTGACGTATGCTCATATCATTTATTAATATATGTGTATCATTAATTATATTAATATTGATTCCATTTTTTTCTTTTCTCCTTATCTCCCCATAGCAAACAATTACATTCTTTTTGTGATTATCATTTAATTCTGATATTAAAATTTTAAAAAGTCTTCTAAAATCATCTATGTTTACATGTCCATCAGAATAAAATGCTTCTGGAAAATATACTGCAACATTATAACCTCTATTTTTTAAATTAATGTATCCAAAATAATTCCCTTCGTTTTGCACTATCTGAGCATTATTTCCTATCCCATAAACGCATTTCGTCGCTCTAACATATGCCGTACTTAAAAAACTTGCATCTATACTTGTTATATTGTGTTCTCTTCTAGTTCCAACACTTGTACTTTCACCTTTTACCCCTTCTTTATCATCTGTTGTCACACTTGTTTCACCTTTTCGTTCAACCTGGTTACTACCAGTATTAACTTTAATCGAATCTTCTCCTCTATACTTTCTCTTCAATCCATTGATTTTATTTAATAATGATTTTTTTATATCTTCGTCCGTGATAGGTCTTTTTTCATAATATGCTTTTAACTTATCTCTGCCTATTTTTCCTTTGTATTCAACACTAAAAGGACAACCTTTATCATGTTTTTCTCCATCACCATTCCAATTACTATAAAACTTGGATCCATTCTTTTTTTGCGTAAATTTCGTTCTTGCCCTGCATCCATTAATGCACGTTAAATGGTTTTTATATTTAGATTCATATTCCTCTTTATCTAGATCTTCATAATATTTTTCTATTCTTTCTCCACTGTCATTAGTGTAAATAGCCCATTCCATTCTCCCTCTTGCCATAATATTCACCTTCCTACCATTTTTATTATTGTTATTCTACATATTTATCCACTTTCCTTTATGTTTTGTTCGCCTTTTTTTCTGAATATTCAACTTTTATGAATAATAAAAAGTACCCACATTACATGAGTACCTTTAATCAATCTGAACTGTGTATTAACTTTGCACTTATACCTCATATTCTTATTATATATGCGGAGAGGCTTTTATTTATCCGCTCCGCTTATTTCCTCTACTATCTTGTAAAGTGTAGGCTTTGTAATATCAAACATGCTGCATATATCCTTTAGGCTTGTTTCTTTAGCTTGATATAGGTTATATACTGCTTTCTTTTTATTATTATCTAGTTTTGACTTTCTGCCTCCGACCTTGCCTCTGCTCCTAGCACTTTCTAGCCCTTCTTTTGTCCTCTGGCTTATTAAGTCTCTTTCAAACAGGCTTATTCCTGCAAACATTGTAAATAATAATTTCCCCTGTGGTGTTGTTGTATCAATCCATGTTTCTTTTAGGCTCTTAATATTAGCCCCTTTAGTTTCTATTATCTCCACTAAGTTAAATAGATCCTTAGTACTTCTGCTTAGTCTTGTGAGGTCCGCAATTAGTATTGTATCTCCTGCCCTTAGTTTATCCAGTAATATATTTAACTGTGGTCTATCTGCTTTAGTACCTGTAATTTTCTCTGCTCCTGCTTTTAATAACATATCTATTTGTCTATCTAAACTTTGCTCTATAGTTGATACTCTGCATATCCAAATATCATAATTAACACCTCTTATTTATTATCTTTGTTTTCTCTATACTTATATAGTAAATAAAACGGTCGTCTACTTTACTCTATTTGAGGATGACTGATGGCGAATTTTTCCGCTACCAACTAAAGGAATTTTCCGTTGGTTGGATACTTCTTTGCTTGTGAGAGTAATTTTAGAGAAAGCAATATTTGCGTTTTCTAAATATTTTTATACTTCGCCCATTCGTGGACGAAAATTCGTCCATCAACTCAGCGGAAAATTGCGCTGAGTGAATACCTCTTTGCTTGTGTTATATGATGACTAGGAAAAATCCCCTAATCCTATCCTATGTATTTTTATATAACTTTTTTACTGCACCTATTCCAGTTAAATTATAAGGGTCTATGCTCTTAGGTTGGTAATTATCATTTACTTGGATAATGGAGAGGCATGTCAATAATATTGATATAGCTAAAAAGTTACTCATAGGTATATCAATATTATTCAGATAGCTTTATGGAGGTCTCCAAAAAATTTAGGACACCCCAATTTGGGGGACACCTCAACGCAACATAGATAATATCCAAGTCGCACCAAATACACCTTAACATTAAGTTGAATTATATGAAGATATTGATTGGGTACTCGTACCAAGTAAGACTACGACACCCCTCAACATTATGTTCAACCTTATTTTTTTTTGAGTAGGTTTAACTATCTCTTGCATAATTCTTTATATTGAGGACTGGGCAAAATTGCACACACCTAACAATTCATATCAAATAGGTCTCGCCATTTTGGCTACACTAAAAACAACGTGCATCAACCGTCTGTGGTCATTTAAGGTCGCATTTGAAATGCAAGCTTTCTATCAATTTTCCCTATATGCATCATTTTGTTATTCGTGTAGAAGTACCTGCATGTTATTTTAGCCCTTAAAATTATTATTAGTTTTCGGCATTACCCCGAATACCTTCCTACTCAAGAGTAACCCTCGCCATCATGGCAAACCCCATCGTGTTTCACGACCCCCTTATCCCTACTACGTGTTTTACGCACCCCTTTCCCAACATCTTGGGAAAAATAAGAAACTGTAATAGGGATATGGGGATATGCCCCCCCTTTTTATTATGTCTATATACTTCTAAAACTCATTTAAAGGCTCATACACGCATTTTAAATTTATAATAGACTATAACCATTACTTGAATTAAATTCATTGCTTATAACGTTCCTTATAGCGTTCCAATTCAATGGTAACGTTCCAATTCAAAAGGAACGTTTGATGCTTATATAAATAATAGGGCTATGTTAGCATTTGTAAGCGTCTCTATACCGATAAATATCTAAATAAATGTTAGGGTTTGTTAGGGTTCTAACTTCAACTTTTCTCAACATCAATATTAGTATTTCTTAGTGTCTAACCTTAACATTTCTTAACATCAAAACCTTGTCTTTTCTTAACACCAATCTGTAGTTTTATGAAGTACCTAACACTAGTACCAATGGCATCTGAATGTAATGCTTTGTAAGGTTCTTTACTAGGTTTTACAAGAGTGTTGCTCCTGTGTTAATGCCTTATATTTCTCAATTTCTTATGTTGTACTCAATGTTGTACTATGTAAAAAGGTTTGTAGTACTCGTTTGTAGTACAACAATAAAACTGCACACAAATTAATTAAAAAGGGTGCATTATAGGGTACAACCTTTTTTTAAGAATATATAGCCTCTTTTCTATATTTACCCACGTAGACTTTAACACCATGATAAAACTACGCACTGTAACATGCTGTATTTTAGCCATTCTGTAGAATTTATATATTCCATTACTTTTTTATATAAGGGGGGTCATATGAAAAATAGTCCGCAATATTTTGGAGGTATGGATACACGGCACTACAAATTTAAACTTTAAAAGAGTATGGGGGGATGCTCTCCATACTTGCTAATACTTACTTGCTATTATTACTATCATGTCGTTATAACAACCCTTAAATGACTTGGTATTCAATAGTCTATCAATATCAATTTCCCATATTCTTTTATATGCCTCTTTTATTTCTTTGCTTCTGGATCCGTTTAATAGTTCTAACACTTTTGTTTCTTCTTCTGGTTTAAATGGTCTATAAAGACTTTCATGATACAATTCCATTATCTCCTTTTTGTTATGTTCACATAATTAGTGGTATATATCTAAAACTCGTTTAAAAGCTCATACACGCATTATTTAATAAAAGTAGTGTAGAATTACCTTAAAATTAAAATAAGGCTTATACAAGCCCTATAGTGAAATTTAAAGTATATAGTTTTATATATATCTTTTCTATACCTCTATTTTTATTTATTTTGTTTACTAATTAATTTATATACATATGCTTTACTTATTCCAACCTCTGTTGCTATTTTCCCATAACTTAGCCCCTGTTGATGTAATGAATAAACTTTTTCTGATTGCTCTGGTGTTAGTTGACTCTTTCTTCCTGCTCCACGCTCATTATGGATAGTACACTTATCAATTTGTTTACTCTCAAATTGGTTTATCCTGTCTTTTAGTCTTTCTATTTCCTTATCCTTTTGTCGCTCCATAACTTTATATCTTAGTTCAACATTTTCGCATTGTTTGACTACACCGTTAAACTCTACAAGGCTTATAACGTTCATTCCTTGCTTTGCCTCTTCCAATTCCTTATTTAGTCTTATAATATCCTCTTGTTGCATATCAATTAATTCTTTCTGTTGCTGTAGCCTCTCCTGTAATTCTTTTATAGTCACCTTTCCCATAATATCACCTCTATATCGTTTACTAATTAATTTATTTACACTATATCATACACTAATTAATTTGTAAACCAATGAAATAGAAATGGACTTCTATTTTACACATACCTTTTAATTCACTCATATATCGTTTATAAGCGTTTTTAATTAAAAGCAATATAATTACACCTTAAAACTAAAACAAGCACTGTATAGGCTAAATGGCACAATAATAAAAGCCTGTATTTCTACAAGCCTTTGTCTAATGTTGTTAATCACTTCTTAGTAGCCATATGTTTTTAAAGTGTTTGTATTGTAAGTCCATACTCTTCAAGAAACTTTAAATTTGTAAGTCCTGATATAACACCTTGTTTATAATAATACTGTTCTTTCAAACACATTAGTGCTGTTTCTTTTCCTTCATATTCCATAAATAAATCCTTCAACTCTTTTGGCAGTTTGTCACACAATATTCTATAAATTTCACCACTTCTTTTTGATATTTCTTTATATTCCTCAGTATCTTCAACCTCTTGGAACTTATCTTCTTGAACGTGCGTAAATTCTAACTCAATAGTGTTCCTAATAATGTTTTTTAACGATTCATTCATTTTATCCATACGTATAGTCCTCTACACTTTCCCCTAATTTATTTAATTTTTTTATTCACATTCAGTCATTGCAACCTCTAACATCATCTTAGCCCCTTGTTTAAAAGCGTAAATATATGATGCTCTACAAAATAGAAATTCACGAGTGTTTATTGAAGACTCTAATTGCTGTATTAGCTTATTCTGGTCTGGAGGCATTAGCTCCTTAACTGTTTTTAGAATGTCATATACATTTTTAGCATCTTTTGCATAGTTAGCATCTTGGAATAACTCACTTTCTGCTGTTTCTATGTATTTTTCATAGAATTCTTTGGCTATTTCATTCATCAACATGGTATTTCCCCCTTTAGTATGTTAGTTATAAAAAGAAGATATAAGTGTACTCTAAAAGTAGTAGTAGTAGTAGATGGTATATATATTGTTTATTGATGCAGCTCCAAAGTTGGTATATAATATAGCCATATAAGTTTTATAAAGCTATAAAGTGCCTTTGGAACTATAAGTTTTGTAAAACATTTGTGTAAAGAAGTCATACTTTCTAGGTGGTGGCTTCTTTTTTATTTTTTGTCATTGTTTTGTAGTCTTTTTTGTAATTTTTTAAAAGCATTTTCATTAAAAATATAGTTTCGTTTGCCTGCCATACGCAAGTCTTTTGGAGTTAATTCCTCATCATTAAGCATTTGCTTTGCAACTCTTATCAAGTACGATGGATTAATATCTAATCTTTCAGCAACCTCCTTTGTTATAAATACTTCGTTAACATCAATATCCATAAAAACCTCCTTACGCATAAATGTCGTATGTCATTTGTATGACATATTTAAATTATATATATTTGTATGTCGTATGTCAATACTAAATATATATAATTTTATATTATTGAATTATTAGCCACTAAGTAAGTTATTTATAGTCTGTATATAACTCAAAAATCGGACAGCATATATACTATTTATGTTACAATTCATCTAAAGAACGTTTATATGGGTCATTCTGCCCTTGTTTTCCGCTTAACGACATTAATTTACCTTCAAAAAATTATATGCCATTATAACGCATTTAAACCGCATATAAGGGCATATATAATATATTAAACATTCCAATTACCTATATTTTCATCTTTAAAGTACTTTTGTTTGAAGTCTAAAGCCTTAATTTTCTCTGGAATACTATATCCTTCATTGCTAAATTTCTCAGCATAGTGTTCTCTAAACTTAAGTCTACCCCATGGACTGTATCTAATGTTTCTAATAGCTCTATCTCCTGTATATTTTGCATCTTGTTTTGATATTTCAAATATTTCTGCTATATCTTCAAAGGTCATACATTCGCTGTTCCAACCGTAGTGAAATTTTAACACTTCTCTTTCTTTTAAAGTTAATCTTTCACCCATAACAGTTTCTAGTTCTCTTCTTAGCTGCTCATAATATATTTTATCCTCGATATTCTCAAAACTGTGGTCATCGTCTTTTATAGCATCTAAAAGTTCCAGATCATCTTCGTTAACAGTTATATTTAAACTGGTTTCTTGGTTTGTGTTCTTTTGGGACATATAACGTTGCATCTTTTGATAAATCCAGTAGACCGCATATGTTATAAATCTGCATGGATGTTCAAGATTAAATTTATATTTATCAGCCGCAAGCATTAATCCTAAAAATCCCTCCTGGAGTAAATCATCTTCATCTATGGAATTGGTTGAGTTTATATAAAACCTATTAACTAACTTGTGTATAATGCCTGTATTTTTCGCTACAAGCTCATTTAGTGCGCTTTTATCTCCGTCTTGATATAAACGCACTATCTCCTCATTCGTCATCTAAATCACCTACTTATACTTAAAATTGCCCCTATTACTTCGCTTCTTCTAAATTTTCAGCTGGAATTTGTGCTAATTCGGTAAGAGCACTACAGATTTCACGCTTAATTATTTCAGTTATTACTGGAAGATTGGTTTGTCCTAGTATTTTAGGCGCACATTTTTGCGGAATTGAAAGTGTTTTTGTATTAAATGTCTGGATTATATTTTTCATTAACTGTTCTACATCCGAAGCATATAGCAAACTATTTTTAAGTTGTGCCAGTTCTATCTCTGCCTTTTCTCTTTTGGCTCTTTCAAGTAGAGCATGCTCATGTTCATATGTTAGATCTTCGTCTGTTTTAAACTTAAATTTATAATAAGTTTCAAGAGTGTCAGCGGTGTTAAATTTCCCGCTAATTTCCTTTTTAAGAACATTTTCCTTTACAAGTTGGTTTATTCTTCTCACTGATAAACCTAGTATTTGAGCCAGTTCGCTTTTATTTATATAATTTTCCATTTTTAACATCTCCTTTAGTTGGGAAGGAAATCACCTAAAAAAAATTCACATCTAGAAATATTTCGGGCCATCGGCGTGCGCATAGGGCTTTTTCGTGTAGAAGTACCTCCATTAGTTTTTTACCTCAAAAATTTCCATGTTTATTCATCTATTTACATACATTTTATACTTATCCTATGCTTATACGGTGCTTAGTATCGTGTATTTGTGTTATGTATTCTCTAGTATTGTAGCAATAGATGCAATACATTCTATTTCATTGCATCTATCTAAGCTGTTGCTCTTTATATAGGATTAGTAGGATTAGTTATTGTATTGGTCAAGTATATTCCAACACTTCTTAGTTGGTCCGCAAATGTTGATATGTCTTGTCCAGTAACTGTTGTTATTGCTGCACTATTGAAAATACCACTTTGATATGCAACTGTAGGAACGTTTAATGTTGAACCTGCAACTCCTGTATCTATTGTAGTTACTGTTGGACTTTGTTCTAATGCAAGAATATACTTAGGTATCTGACTACCATCTGTTTTTGTGCTATCACACATAACTGCAAGTCCTGTTGCTGTTACAATTCCAAGTAATGTTCCTCTGTTTAATACTCCTTGTCCTGCTGCAAGTGTTACTCCTTTTTTAATAATAGGTTCTTTTTCACCTGCAATTAGATTGTCATAATCAAATTGACCTATAATTGAATAAAGATTATTTGTTACATTTGCCATGTTTTATATCTCCTTTATTAATAAATTATTAAGCATGAAATTGATGTGATTTTTCAATACTTCTATGTTCTGTTGGTCTAGTTGGTTCAATTACTTCTCTAGTTGTTACTTTGGGAATACTTTGGTATGGAATGTTGTTACTATAATCTTTTGGGTGTTCTAAAAATATTTCTATATCTTGACCTCTTGATAGTGCTAGTAAATATTGAAATTCTGAACCTTTTTCCACTGGTCTTGATTCAACATATTTTATTAGTGCCGAAATGCTGTTTTCGCCGCATTTTCCATTATTAGATGATAATTGTATCTTAGTTGTTAAATCTTGTATTTGTTTTTGAAGAGATATAATATCTTGTCTTGCTTTTTCTATTGCCGCAGAATTATTATTGATTTCTATAGTTGTATCTTCCTGCTGTTCACGTAGCATATCGAATAATTCTGGTAGTTCATTTTTAACAAGATCCTTACCGTTTAGAGATGCTCTATAAGCTTTTATTTTTCCAGTGGCATCTTCAATTTCTAACCTTAGTTTAGCTATTTTTTTATCAGTATCTTGAATAGCCTTAATATTACCATCCAAATCGTAGTCCACTAGTGCTGACATTAATTTATTTATTTCAGCAGTTCCTTCATTGACCTTAGCTTCAAATACCTTAATTTTCTCTTCAATTTTAGAATTTCTTGAATTAATCTGATTTACTATTTGATTTACTTTTTCTTGTAAGTTCATTACATTCCCCACCTATCTTCTCAATTTTTTATTTGATGCGTTTGCTATACTTTCAGCTAATGTCTTTCTAGTAACTGTTTTATTGTATATTTCTTCCTTAAAGTCATCTATTGTCATTTGGTCACTTACTTGTATTCCTTCTCTAGTTGCTGCCAATATAATATTGTTGTATTCTTCTACATTGTTTTTTTTAATTTGCTTTAAAGTTTTACTCATTTTAATTCTCCTTTTTTATAATTACTATATTTTCAGCATTAAAGCCTTTTTCTGTTACTGTTATTGCAAATTGAACTGTGTCTCCTTCACATAAATCATCAAACTTATCATCTAAAACATCACTACAGTGAAAAAACACATTATTTCCTCTTTTATCTTTTATAAATCCAAATCCTCTATTAAGTATCCTTTTGACAGTCCCAATCTTACAGTCTTTTAGTGCCTCTTCCATTTGATTCATGTTGACACACCTCCATATTTTTACTTTTTTTCTCCCAATAACGATTTTCTATTGCTTTTAACTTTTCTTTATTTTTGGCTCTCCATAATCGCATATATTCATTTCTTGCCTTACGAGCTTCTTCATCCATGATATTCCTCCTTTTTGAAAATAAAAAAGCACGGAAAAAAATAGCTAAATACAAAACTGTATTTACTAAATTTTTCCCGTGCTTAACATTCGTTAGCTTCCCACTTTCGTGAGGGTACTTCGATATTTATCTTTATATTTATTATAACATATATTCAGTTATTTTTCAAACACTTGTTTGTATGTATTTAAACTTTTTTACTTCTGGAACTAAGTCGATTATACATCCATGCTTTGCAATCGTAATTTATTTTTTTTATCAAGAATGTTTTCACACTTCAACATTACATGCTTTTGTTCAAAAATATTTCTGCGTATTTTGCTTAGAACTAAATCCTTTAAAATTTCAATATTTGTATTTGCTCCTAATTCAAACAGATTTCCTTTTGTAGTGAATTTATCCGAAACAGTTGTATTTGTATACAGTCCTCGAATTCCAGTTACATTCCCTAAAGAAAACGCAAATTTATTAATATAAAAACTATTCCCATCAACCATTTCTTCTAGTTGCTTGAATGTTTTTTTATATTTGCAAGCTAACGTTATTAAGTAAATTTCTAGTAATTCAAAACTGTCGTAGTTCTTGACCTTTTCATACATCTGAGTATGTTTAAACCCTTTCATTGTGATGTGTCCACATGGTATATCTAAAAAAGTTACTATTGATAAAAACAGTGGTGATCCATCTGCGTGAAATCTATAATCGTTACAAAACTCGTATTTTTCGTAAGCGTAAGCATGTATTAGCTCATGAGCTATTGTTCCCTTTATTCTTTTTTTGCAATATGTTTTATATTTGCCTTCCCCAAAAATATCTGGTTTATAGCCTCTTTCAAATTCATCAAATACAAATCTGTTGATAATAATTTTATGTTTAAATTTATATTTATGTTCTTTGTTTTCAATAGTTTTGTAGATTCCTAATGTATTTTGTTCTAAATCATCTAAACATATTTCCACATCATTCCATAATAGTTTTGTGTGTTTTCTAGGGAACATCTTTTTCTTAAGTTCTTTGGTGACCTGTAGCAATAACTTGTCCAGTACTGGTTTATATTCTTCAATCATTTAACTATCTCCTTGACATAATGCCATTTAGGAAGTAAACTGAATTTGCGATAACGGTCTACTTCCTAAGTAGGCTTTTTTTATTTTTCTGCTAAAGTTATAACAATTCTGCTATATGGGCTATTGTCATTCTTGGAATACTCTTTAGTAACATGCATTATCTTATGATGTTCATGCTTTTCTAAATCAGCCAGAAATAAGTCCTTGGTTCTACTATTCTTAAACGAATATGTTACTTTATCCATTACTTTATCCATTTTTCTACCTCCAACTTCTCACATACATCACTAATCTGTAATAGCGTATCTCTTAATCTATTATTTTCCGCTTTTAGTTGTTGAATTTTTTTAATATACTGAAGCTCTGCTTCTACTGTTATTCCATCTCCTTCATATTGTTCAATCTCCAAAAGCAACGCTTCCTCTTCTTCGACTAGATTATTTAATTTTTCATCCATAATTTTAGCCCCCCTATAAATTAATTTTTTAATCCCCTGCTAGCTTTCTGCCTATAAACTTGTTGAATTCTTTATCTTTGCATCTAAGATATTTACTTTTTACAGATAAGATTTTTTTAATTAAATTGTTATTTTTCAAATAAATTCCCCCATTTAAATTTATTTACATTCTGCTCAAATCGCCTATGGTTTGGATCCCAAGATTACAATATAGTTTTAGAACTCCTGTTTTACCATTTCTTTGTTTCCCTATTATCAATTCCATAGTATTCTTAAACTCTGTATCAGTATTGTAATACTCGTCCCTGTATACAAATAAAACTAAATCAGCATCCTGTTCTATATTTCCACTCTCACGCAGGTCTGACATTATAGGTCTTTTATTTGTCCTTTGTTCTACAGCTCTACTTAATTGGCTTAATAATATTACATTTACATCTAAATCTTTAGCCATAATTTTTGCTTGTCTTGTTATTTCTCCAATCAATAAATTTCTATTTTCTTCATTCATTTTCTTATTTGAACTTAACAATCCTATGTGATCCACTATAATACAATCTAATCCATATCTTAATTTCATTTTTTTACATTTCGCTTTTATATCATAGATGCTTTGGTTGCTGCTAGTATCAACCCATAAATTGCTCTGGCTTATAACATTTGCGGAGTTTGCTACAAGTTCCCATTCTTTATCCACCAAGTCTCCACGACGTAATTTAACACCATTAATTTTAGATTTATTTGATAGCTGCCGTACACCCAAGCTTTCTTCACTCATTTCTAATTCAAATAGAGCTACTTTATTTTTTTTAGCTAATCCATTAGCTATTTGTAATCCTAGAAGTGTCTTTCCCATGGAAGGTCTACCTGCTAGTATTACTAAATCTTTTTTTATAAAGCCATCTGTTGCATTATCTATGGTTTTGATGCCGCATTCCATGCCTATATAACCGCCCCCATTTTGGTAATTTTTTTCAATATACTCTAAGGTCTTTCCCATAAGTTCAGTTGAATTTATTAGGTTATTTTTCTTATTGTCAATATCCAGTAAAGAATTTTCAAATTCACTTATTATTCCTTTTGCATCATTCTCATAATTATAAGCTGCTTCAAGCGCCTTATTACAACTTTTTATAATTTGCCTTTTATTACTTAATTCTTTTACTATTTCACAGTGATTTTTAATATTTCTACCCATTGCGGAACCAAATAACTCTGCAATGTATGTAATACCTCCTATTGTGTCCAGTATAGGTTTTAATTTAACTGATAAAGTAATTGTATCTATTACTGCATTTGACTTATAAAGTTCTAGCATAGCCTTATATATGTGCCTGTGCCTATCACTATAGAAATCTGTATCATTTATTATGTCTATAGCCTCTATAATGTTGTTGTTATCTCTTAATATGTTTCCTAAAATCTCTACTTCTGCTTCTATGTTTTGCGGTAACATTTGCATTTTATTCCTTCCTCCTTAGTAGGCATCTCCAAAATCTTCATATCTGGTTGCAATTGCTTCTCCCGTAGTAGTTGCTTCCTCTTGATTGTAATTTTGGTCTAGATAGTCTATAAAACCTGTATTGAAAAACGTACTACCGTTTTGATATCTTAGATCTTTAAAATTGAATCTTTGTTTTTCAACATTGAGCTTGTACCTATTTATGCAATTTTCTAATTGCTCATAACTGTATTCTTTTATTAGCTTAGGTAATTTCTTAATAACTTTTCCTTTGCCAATTTTAGAAGGATATAGCCCCCATAATTTTTCTGCTAGTTGTTCATCATTTGATGAACTTTTAATATTAGTATTTGTATTAGTAATTGTATTAGTAATTGTTGTACCCCGTTCGTGGGGTAGGTGTTCCCCCTTTTGTGGGGTAGGTGTCCCCTCTTTAATGGGGGTACTCTTTTCATGGGGGTACTCTGTTTGTGGGGTAGGTTCTGTATTGTATTTAAGTAAATAATATTTACAGCCTATCCCTTTTAAAGTTTCTTTTTTAATGTATCCTTTATCGGTTAGAGATTTTACAATTTTTATAACAGTATCGTCTTTTTTTATCTTACTTCTTTTTATTAGTTGTTTATAACTTGGATAAGCGTACCCTTTATCCTGATTATAGTAACTAATTAGGGCAATTAATAATGATTGTTCTTGTATATTTAGGTTTTCATCATCAAATAAATCATTGCTTATTACTGTGTACCCCATATTACCTCTTTTATAATTACTTTTACCTTTTTCCATAACTGCATTGCACCACCTCTTGCACATATACTCTTGCTTTGATATAATCAACTTAATTGTTTAGGGTTGTCCATTGCAGTGGTAACCTTAAACCTATGCCATTTATCCATCTATTCTCCTAAGAACACCATATTGCTTAACATTTTCTTCTGTCATGACGTTCCTCATTGCTTCATTTTTTAAAAATTCTTCGCATTGCTCTATGTCGAATATGTAGCGTGTACCGCTCATCAGAAAAGGGATTTTTTTTTCCTTTGCCATCCTCCTTAACTGGTAATCTGTTAAATCTAATGCCTGCGCAGCTTCTTTTATGTAAGCTTTTCTTCCCATAAAAACGTCTCCTTTGTTTTCTTATTTTGTGCTTCATAAGTATTATATTCATTTTTGCAAAGAAATTAAGTATAATTTAGCTTGTACTATTCACAAATAATTTCAGTTACATCAACATTTAATGCTTTTGCTAGCTTACCTATTGTTTTAGGTGTTGGCCTTCTTTGTTTATTAAATATTTTTTGAAGTGTACCCGTTCCAAGTTCTGCCTTAACAGCTAATTCATTACCTGTTAAGCACGCTCTAGCCTGTGCCAATTTTAATTTTTGAATACTAATTTCTAACAATATTTTCACATCCTTCATACCCATTTTGTACTTGTTAATTATATTGTATCACCCATTACGTGCTTTGTCTAGTGACGTTTATTATATTTTTTATTTATTTTTCTATTCAATCTTACCCATTATGTGCTATAATATTTTTGGAGGTGGGTACTTTGGATAGAAAAATAAATAAAAACATGGGCTCACAAATCAAAACAATTCGTCAAAAACAAGGTATTTCAAGAGACGATTTTTCTAAACAATTAGAAATATCAATTCATACATTATCAAAATACGAACAGGGACAGCGAGAACCAAACTTTGATATTCTAAAAAGAATAGCCAAAGCTCTTAATGTGCCAATAAGTAGATTGACTGCAATTAGAATTGAAAAGAAAACTAAAGAATTAATGCTAGAAAAAAATATATCAATTGAAGAGATGTTAGAAAGAACAGGACTAACATTAAATCAATTGCCTATCACAGAGATGGACATCGAAACAATTTATGAGAAAAATATATTAGAAAAAGTAGCATATGGATTAGAAATCACTTTTAATGAGCTAATTAGGGACACTACAATAGAGAATTATTATATATTTACTGAAGAAGATCAAAAAACAATTGATCCATTGAAAACTGCCTTCGTTAAAGGTAATGAATTAAACAAAATGAAACTATCTGAAAGAAGAGATCTATCTCATATAAGCGTATCAACTATGGCTTTTTTATTAGATAAAACAAAAGATGAAATTGAAGAATTTGAAAAAGAACCTGGTAAACATCCAACACTGGATCTTAAATACCGTGAAATCTTAAGCAAAATTGAATATCTTGAAAAAGATATATTAGATTTGTTTTTTTATCCTGGTAATATAGATTTAAAAAGCTTTGTTAATCTAAAAGATTCGCAAATGGTTGATTTACTTATTGAGGTACGTAATACTGTTAAATACGAACTTTATAAATTAATTAATAATACTATTTCACCAACTGTATCTAAAGATGATAAAAAATAATTATTATCGGATATTTGCGATAGAAGGGAGCGGAACTTATGGCATCAATAGAAAAGCGTGGAGAAAACTCTTATAGGCTTACTGTGTCCTGTGGCTACAATAAGCAAGGCAAGAAGATTAGAAAGTATAAAACTATTGACCTTTCTCATATAAAGCCTAATAAGCAACTAGAAGAAGCACAAAAACAGTTTGCACTATTTGAAAATGACGTTAAAAAAGGTTTATATTTAGATTCTGGTAAAATAACCTTTGAGGATTTTATAGAGAAGTGGCTAAAAGACTATGCAGAACATGAACTAGCACCTAAAACACTTTTTAGCTATAAAGAAATATTGGATAGTCGAATAATTCCAGCATTAGGTCATATTAAATTAAACAAGCTGCAGCCAACTCACTTAAATGAGTTTTATAATAATCTTAGAGAAAATGGTATTCGGCTTGATAAAAAATACACTCCAAATAAAAACTTTACTGATATTATTTCAAAATCAGGACTTACATTGAAGACGCTTGCTGCTAAATCGGAAATTGCATATAGAACTATTAAAAATATTAAACCTGATAATAATGTAACTTCCTCAACTGCCACTAAAATAAGCAGAGCATTAGGAATAAATATTAACACTATATTTGATACAGTCGAAAAGACTGCCTCATTATCTGAAAGAACCATTCTATATCATCATAGAATTATATCCAGTATTCTTACATCTGCTGTACAATGGCAATTTATATTAAACAATCCTGCTCTACGTGTAAAGCCTCCTAAAGTTCAAAGAAAAGAAGCAAGGCATTTTGAATTTGACCAAGTAGAATATATACTTGACCTTATAGAAGATGAACCTATTAAATATAAAGCTATGGTTTACTTATGCATATATGGAGGTATGAGAACTGGTGAATTGAATGGCTTGGAATGGTCTGATTTGGATTTTGATAATGCAGTATTAAGAATACGTCAAGCTTCTCAATATTTACCTGGTAAAGGTACTTTTACAAAACCTACTAAGAATGAGAGTAGTGAAAGACTAATTGCTTTCCCTGATACGGTAATGGCTGTACTAAGGCAATACAAGTTATGGCAAAATGGTGTTAAAGCTGATTTAGCTAATTTATGGATAGATAGTGACCGTATATTCACTAAGCAAAATGGTGAACCTATATTTCCTCAAACATTAGGAAAATGGTTTTCTAAGTTCATTAAAAAACATAATGATAAAGTTCTAAATGACAACACTATTCCTAATGAAGATAAAGAAAAATACTTACTTGATACTGTAAATTTTCATGGGTTAAGGCACACTAGTGCAAGTTTATTGATTGGTGAAGGTCTGGACGTTGCTACAGTATCAAAAAGATTAGGTCATGCAGAATCATCTACTACTCTGAAAATTTATACTCATGCATTTCAAAGAGCAGATAAAGAAGCTGCTAATAAACTTGAAAATTTATTTAATAAAAAAGGTGAAAATAAAAAGCAAGGATAGTCTAAATATCTTTGCTTTTTTGTTGTAAATCATTCTGTTTTTTAGCCACTTTTTACGTCAGTAGTCTCCAAACAGTCTCCAATTGGATGTTTTTGATCTATTATCTTCAAAAACAAAATCCCTTCAATACGTTGATACTACAAGGATTAGTACTGGTGCTCCCGAAGTGATTTGAACACTCGACCTACTGATTACGAATCAGTTGCACTACCAGCTGTGCTACGGGAGCATATTTTGTTTTACCAGTATATTGTACTACCAATTTCTTTTTTAGTAAACATTTAACTCTTTTAATTATATTCTTCATAATAAATTTTTCATTTTGTATTAAATAAATAAAAAGCTGCACAATCTCACCTTATTTTGAGATTGTGTAGCTTTTTGAAGATGCCTTACGATTCACACTTTTGTTAACCTATCAATAACCTTATTCTACTGTAACAGACTTTGCAAGATTTCTAGGTTTATCGATATCGCAACCTTTTGCTGCTGCAATATAGTATGCTAGTAATTGCAATGATATAACGGAAATTACTGGTGATAGCATGCTGTTTACTTTAGGTATATATAGCGCTTCATCTACAGTTTTTTCTATGCTAGTGTTTCCTTCAACTGTTATCCCAAGCACTTCAGCGCCTCTTGTTGTTACTTCCCTTACATTACTTAGCATTTTCTCATATAAATCTTCTTGAGTAGCAAGTGCGATTACAATAGTTCCTTTTTCAATTAGAGCTATAGTTCCGTGCTTTAATTCGCCACCAGCATAAGCTTCTGAATGTATATATGATATTTCCTTTACTTTTAATGAACCTTCAACCGCTACAGCGTAGTCCACTCCTCTTCCTAAAAAGAACATATCTTTATGCATATAAGTCTTTTCAGCAAATTTTTGTAATATTTCTTTTTGCTTTAATATTTCCTCAGCTTTTTCTGGTAAAGTTAGTAAGCTATTTTTTATTTCTTCAATCTCTTCATTAGTCACTGTATTTTTATTTTGTGCTAAAAATAGTCCCAATATATACATCGTAATAAGCTGAGTTGTATATGCTTTTGTTGATGCAACCGCAATTTCAGGTCCAGCCCAAGTGTAAAGAACATCGTCTGCTTCTCTTGCAACAGAACTTCCTACTACATTTGTAATAGCTAAAACTCTTACGCCTTTAGCCTTTGCATCCCTAAGAACTGCTAAAGTATCCGCTGTTTCCCCTGACTGACTCATTACGATTAATAAAGTTTTATTATTAAAAATTGGATTTCTATATCTAAATTCAGATGCAATTTCTACCTCTACTGGTATTCTTGCCATTTTTTCTATTACATATTTCCCTATAACTCCTGCATTATATGCAGTTCCACAGCCCACTATATATATTTTTTCAATATTTTCTATTTGATCTTTTGTTAAAGCAATATTGTCTATACTGATTTGTTTTCCTGGTACAATTCTTGATGCCATAGTATCTCTTATTGCCTTGGGTTGTTCAAGTATTTCCTTTATCATGAAGTGCTCATATCCACCCTTTTCAGCTGCATCAGCATTCCAAGTAACATGATGTACTTCTTTTTCTAATTTCATTCCTTCCTTAGAGTAAATATTCATTTCTGATTTTGTCATTTCTACAAATTCTTTGTCATTTAAATAAATTACCTCTCTAGTATAATTTAAAATAGCAGGAACATCTGAAGCAATAAAATATTCTCCTTCTCCTACACCAATAATAAGAGGGCTATCTTTTCTCACTGCTACTACCTTTCCAGGCTCATTAACAGCCATAATTCCTAAGGCATAGCTTCCTTCTATTTTAGATGTAGCCTCGATAACTGCTTCTAACAAATTACCTTTATAGTAGAAATCAATAAGATTCGGAATTACTTCCGTATCAGTTTCTGAATAGAATTCATACCCTTTTGAATTTAGAAATTCCCTTAGTTCTAAATAATTTTCAACTATACCATTATGAACAACACTAATTGTCTTATTCTTATTAGTATGAGGGTGACAATTTAAGTCTGATGGTTCTCCGTGGGTAGCCCATCTCGTATGGCCTATCCCAACGCTTCCTTCTAGGGAATTTTGTTTCAACTTGTCCTCTAAATTTGATAATCTTCCTTTGCTTTTCGCTTGGTTCATTTCACCTTTTTTGTTAATAATGGACACACCCGCAGAGTCATATCCCCTATACTCCAATTTTCTAAGACCGTTTACAAGTATAGACGATGCCTCTTTTTCTCCAACATAACCAACAATTCCGCACATAATAAATACCTACCTTTCAACTTTTAGTTTCAAGGCTTTTAGCACCTTATTGATCTTGTCCCAAAAATCACTTCTTGGTTTTTTCAATATTTTCGGTAGTGCCATACCGCAAGGTATCCGCCGAATTTTCGATAATCCTTGTCCTCGTCAACTTAAACCTTTTTGTTAAGTTCTGGCGCTTGATATTAAATTAAAAAGCCTTCTATTATATATTATACATAAAACAAAACTTTGTGCAACTTAGATCTGTTTTTTTATCTTAGAGCTGACCACTACTCAGTAGTAAATTGTCGCACGTTTATATTCTCACCCCCCAAAAAACAGAGCATCAGAAATTCTTAATTTCTGATGCTCTGTTTTTTTCTTAAGTTAGTCCACAACTGTGGATTAATTATTTTTATATCCGCCATTTTTATTTATCCACATGGGAAGTGTTTTTATAATTGAAATTTATCAACATTGTGAATAACTTTAGTTACTCTCTGTGTATAACATCAAGCCTTCCAAATTTACTGAACTGTCCAAGCCAAGCAAGTTTAACCGTTCCTGTTGGACCGTTTCTTTGCTTTGCAATAATACATTCTGCCACATTTTTATCTTCTGTTTCTTTGTTATAATATTCATCCCTATATAAGAACATAACCAGATCGGCATCCTGTTCAATTGAACCTGATTCTCTAAGGTCAGAAAGCATTGGTCTGTGATCTGTTCTCTGTTCAGGTGCACGGGACAGCTGTGATAATGCAATTACTGGACACTGCATTTCTTTTGCAAGTGCCTTTATGGATCTTGATATTTCTGAAACCTCTTGCTGTCTACTCTCACCAGAACCTGACATAAGTTGAAGATAGTCAATTACAATCATATCGATTCCATGTTCTATCTTAATTCTTCTGCATTTAGAACGCATTTCCATTACAGATAGACCAGCTGTGTCATCAATATAAATTTTAGCTTCTGCTAGTGGGCCTGATGCTCTCGCTATGTTATCCCAATCACTATCCTCAAGGTTTCCAGTTCTAAGCTTTAACATATCCACATTTGCTTCAGAACATAGTAGTTTATACGCAAGCTGTTCTTTTGACATTTCTAGTGAAAATATAACGATGCTCTTTGCTGATCTTAATGCTGCAAATTCAGCTAGATTTAAAGCAAAGGTTGTTTTTCCCATAGATGGTCTTGCTGCAATTAAAACCATGTCTCCACTTTGAAAACCTGAGGTCTTTTCATCAAGCTCCGGAAATCCAGAAGGAACCCCTGTAACTTCTCCCTTGTTGTTATATAATCTTTCAATTTCGGAGAATCCTCTTTCAAGAACTGTACTAAGGGATTCAAAATCACTAGTGGATTTATTTTGTGCTATATCAAATATCCTTTTTTCTGCGCTATCCAGTACCTTTGAAACATCATCCTGCTGACTATAACTGTCATCAATAATTTCATTAGAAGATTTAATAAGCCTTCTAAGTACCGCTTTATTTTTTACAATTTCAATGTATGAGTGTAAATTTGCAGTGGAAGGTATGGAATTACATAGTTCTGAAATATACGTAATTCCTCCTGAACCTTCAAGTTTTTCAGTAGACCTCAAATGTTCAATTAGGGTTATCATATCTACAGGTATATCCTTTTGAAAAAGTTCCATTATAGCACTATAAATAAGTTTATGATTTTCCCTATAAAAGTCTTCGCTCCTTAAAACTTCTGTCGCCTCACCTATTGAGTTTTTATCCAAAATCATTGATCCAATAACGCATTGTTCTGCTTCTATATTTTGCGGTAAACTCCTAAGAGGTGCATCCAT